GGAGATTCCTATGAGTTTTCATGAGGCAACAACGAAGGTCAGTAATGACCAACGCAATACCTCGCGCTCTTACGTTTTTGTTAACAGCCCTGACCTTATGGTCTACAGGGGTACTGTCGATGAAACGTATAACCGGAACAAAGAAGTGACTAAGGGCCCAGATTACTGGGACTGGAAATCGCGTCTTCGTGCCGCTGATAACGCAACTACACCTCTCGTAGGATTCAAGTCGTCCGTCGACCGCGCATCACCGTGTGTTTATCGGTATGTGGGGAAAGAAAACGACTATACGTTCGGTGCTCTAGTAGGCGACGTTTACAATCCGTCGTTCGCAACTCCTTCTACTAGCATTGACTCCCGGGCAGACAACGAGGCCCGTTCTCGACTACTTTCTTCGTACATTGAAGCGCAAAACTCGTTCCGCGGGGGAAACTTCCTTGCTGAGCTTGGCGACACCGTACGAATGATCTCATCACCCCTTAAATCTATTTACCGACAGACGGAAACGTTTGTCGGGCGGGTGGGTAAGTTGAAGAACGTTTACCGCCAAGATGAGTTCCGTTATGGAAAGCTTCTCGGCGGGGCCTGGTTGGCGTATTCGTTCGGGGTAAAGCCCCTGGCGAATGACGTTAATGACCTCGTCAAGACCATAAACAAAATGGCCTCTGACGGTTTCTACGAGGGCCGTGTTCCTATATCAGGAACCGGTCGGGACCGCGGCCAGTATAGCCAAGTTTTAGATGGCTTTGCTGACATCAGTCCCCTCGGTGGTCCGAATTCTCAGACCATCCTGACTGAAGTTTCGTCAAACAGTATATCGTATGACGGAGTCGTCCGCGCTCGTATGGGACATAACGCAGTCTTGCAGGAGTTCGGTCTTGATGTCTTTGACATCATACCGGCCGTCTGGGAGGCTGTGCCATGGTCTTTCCTTGTCGACTATTTTACCAATACCGGTGAAATCCTCGATAGTCTGAGGTATTGCAACGCGAACCTATCCTGGCTGAAGCGCACTGTAAGAAACAGTGCCGTCAGAGATTTCGGCGAGCCGAAGATGTCCTCCGACGCTTCCAGAGATGTTAGTATATCTGGAGGCAGGTGCCATACTACAAGGGTTTACGTTAATCGTCACCCCTTGACAGTGATGCCGTATCCGCAGTTTCATTTTAAAGTTCCCGGCTTTCCGTCCCTTAAGTGGGCGAACGTCGCGGCCCTTACTGCGTCAATACGTGCGTCTTCCCCGTTGAGTAACAAGTTCTTTCAGCTGTAGGCGTTATGACCCTGCTGCCGATCCTTGTCTCGATATAATCCGTTACATCAATTAAAGGATGGCTATGTCCATTTCTTGGTCAACTCCCATTACTGGGACAGCGCAAACGGGTCTGACAAGCCCGACCTATACCACGACTCCTGACACTGCACCGGCGGGAAACCCCGGTAAGCAGGTCGCGGTCGTGGCTCTGGGTGGTACCCAAACCGGCGTAGCTGTGCATTCTGTCGCACGGCCGTTCACGCTCAACTTCACTCGGCCGGCGTCCCTTCGTACTTTGGGACCGCCCAACCCCGTGACTGGCGTGATCGCTTTGATTCCCAAGAACACGTACAAGCTGATCACGCGAAAGGGTGTCATTCCCCTCGCTGACCAGGCACCGCAGGTGATGATCATTGAAACGATCATCACGGTTCCTGCTGGTGCCGACACGGCCGACCCTTTGTCGATCCGTGCCGCCTTGTCCGCGCATCTTGGCGCTCTTAACCAGCAATCTGCTGGCTTCGGCGATCTCACCGCCAATGGCGTCCTCTAAAAAGAGGCGTCGTCGGCCCGTCCCGTTGAATCCGGACGGCATCTTTGGTGCCGGTATCGATACAGACGATTTGTTTTTTCAACTTCGGCTGTTACGTACTGGCCTCGGAGCAGGTGAGATAAAAATCAAACTACCCAGGGGTATTTTATGCGTTTTCGCGCTGAAACACTACTACAGGTCCTACAATCCGACCTTTCCCACCAGGTAGACCTCGACTGTCCGTCTTGGTCCATAGATAGTACTCCTAAGGAGGTAGCGTGTTATCGCCTCCGGGAGAGCTTGGTTAAGAAACTAAACCAAGCTGATCGACCCCACCCGCTTGCTATAAAGGCAGCCATGGAGAAATTCATGGATGTCAATTCGCGATGCGGTTCTTGGCGGCTCGACACTAACTTTACTTGGGAAGAGGAGCTCATCAACGAAGTCAAACGAGAAATCTATGACTTTTGGTACGCCGACGCCGGCCCGCTTGTAGATGACTACCAAGCCATCTATTCCGCAGGTCGTAACGGACCCGGTGTATCCTTCGGGGTACCCGGTGATACCAACGCTGAGAAGCTCTTTGGAGGCGTCTATACTTCGACGCCCGGTCTCGCCGATGTTTGGCGGGTTTGTGTTGATAGAGACACTCAGATTCAAGCCGCTTGGAGCGAGCTTGCCTGTGTTCCGTCACATGAGCTAGTAGGAGGCAGCAAAATGAGCTTCGTTAATAAAACGAACGACATTGCACGATGCATCGCTATCGAGCCATCCGCTAACATGTGGATGCAACTCGGTTTCGGTGCTTACCTCGAGAAGAGGCTGAAAAGGCGATTTAATATCGACCTCCAGACTCAACCCGATGTTAATCGTGAAATGGCTCTGGTAGGCTCTGTCCTCGATCATGTTGTAACGATCGATTTAGAGTCTGCCTCTGACAGCATGTCATTAGGCATGCTCCGCTACATGTTGCCACCAAGTTTTATGGCAATGTTAGAGCGGCTGAGGAGTCAGGAAACCGTCCTCGACGGTAAGAGCGTTGCGCTCAATATGGCTAGTACCATGGGGAATGGCGCCAACTTCCCTTTGATGACCATGTTGCTCGCAGCTTGTTGTAGAGCAGCTGCGCGGTTCGTCGGTGTGACCCTTGTAACACGGGGGCCATATATCGAGAGAACCTTTGCGGTCTTCGGCGACGACATCATAATCGATCGCCGCGTTGCACGTTACGTCCTGGTGCTATTGCAGCACCTCGGCTTCCGCGTCAATGGCTCTAAGACCTTTGTTGAAGGTCCGTTTCGGGAATCCTGTGGCGTCGATGCCTTTTTGGGTGTCGACGTTAGACCGGTTTACCTCAAGAGGTGCCGGACAGTACAGGACCTTTTTGTAGCCATCAACAGACTGTCGTACTGGTCGGATAAACACGGCGTACCCCTGGGTAATACCCTCGGATACTTGACCTCACTACTCCCTTCACGGGATCAGTGCAGGTACGTGCCGTTCGACGAGGACGACACCGCGGGCATAAAGGTACCGTTACGGGTCGCAAGACCACGAACGGGCCCAATTGCCGGGCTTTGGCGTTACTACCCGTATGTTGTCAAACAGGCTGGTTTTGTCCTGCGTGACAATGTACTGACATGTAACGTCAAGGGGCGCGAGCGTCAATTGGTACTTGGCCCATCGGCCGTGACCTTTTTGGCACTAGCTGGTTACATAACCCCTGCCGGGTGCTCAGTCAGGCAGACTGAGCCGCGGTATGTGACGAAGACCCGCTATAGTCCTAGATGGGACTATGGCGGGTGGGGGACGGGGGCGCCGTGAGGTGCCCCCATACGCGAAAATACTCATTCGCGTGCTAGTATTGTCGGCTTGTCAAACCGCATAACCTAGCTGGAGTGGGGGG